TCAGTATAGTAGAAGTCTACTAACTTCATGAACCACTCTGGTTTAAAGAAACCATTGTTCCCTTGCCATATTGCGCTTGAAAAAGCGAAATAATCTTGACTCGGTTTACCAATTCGATTGGATAATCTAGCTGGTATAGGTGAGAAGTGAATTCCATCTAACACTGTTACTTTAGCGAAATCCACTAAAGCTACTCTATCTTTGTCTAATATCTCAGTTGATTTAGATCTATTAACCTCTACGTTTGCCCACTGGCAGACTCTGCAATAAGCATTTCCAACTTCATTGGTAGGATCCCATTTGACAGAGCTGATTATACTATCATCTCCTAGAACCCTGTAACAGTCAGAAGCTTTTACATCATCTAATCCTGCTATTGACATTGTTATTAGCATCATAATATGGTGAGCAAATGCAAATGCCACAAAACTAGCTAGCAATCCTTGAGGTTGTCCACTAACCTGGGTATAGGTAGTCCTACTCCCATCTTTATGAATAAATATCTTCTCGCAAGTTGATATAGTATGCCAAAATTCGATAATCTCTTCTTTATCGAACACTAATCTTAAGCATTCTTCTTGAAAAGATTGTTTCAATTTATCTGTGGCATTTGACCAATCAAATGCCAACACACTTGGCCACCCTCTTTCCTCGCGATAAGAAGGGTTCGTTATTGTTCTAGTGAACAGATGTCCATTAGACTGATCTTTGGTACAATCCGAAGGGATTTTATTTAACACAGCAGCTAACCTATTATGGATATAGCAGCATCTATCTTGGATCGCACTTAAAGATAAGTGGATCGCTCTTGTTTTATACTTACCTGGATTAGGTATGTGTATAGTTGTAACCCATGGATCACGGTATCCCTTGGGAGGAATCTTGTTATAGGCACTATTGTAGCCTACTGCACTATCAAAGCTGCATCCTGCCAAAGGATCAGTCTCTACCATAGATTTAACAAGACTTTGTTTAAATCTAAACTTCGGAATATAGGCAGAATCTGCCTTATTACTAAAATAATAGTCTTCATCACTGAATTGAGACTCTATATACCTTTTTGTGGATCTTATAGCCGCAGATAACTCTCTCACATAAGGCTTTTTGCCTTCTGCAATATCTTGCTTCACTTTTTGGAAGTGATGCTCTACTACCGCATCCTTTATTTCGTCAAAGGACCCAGTTAATATAGCTAGAGTTTCTAACTCTTGCACTTTCCATTCATGAGGATCAGGATTGGTCTCATTATACAAACCACCTATCTCCAACAAAGACATGGCTAAATCAATCATACCTTTATAAAGGTTTTCATCAGTATACTTGAGTTCTCTACAAATGAGAGCTACTTTCACCATTATTACGAACAGAGGTCCGTAGAAGTTAGGTTTCGATTCGCATATAAAAATGTCAATCACTTGGTCATCTTCATCTATCCCTACGATAGAGAACTTACTACCACAATATGCGATATCATTTATATCGTATACTTCTTTTCTTATCCGACCTTTACTCAAGGTGACGAATACTAAATCCAAGTTAGGATCTGACGATATGATCCTTGCTAATAAATTATTAAGCTCCTTATGACGGAGTTTACAGGCTTCTACCCAAGATTTGTCAATCTTGTTCCTCATAAAACCTAGATCTTCAAAGAATCTAAGGGCAAACTTCCTTTTGGACTTTAAAACCTCCTCTTTAAGATAATCGTATTCCATTAAATAAGGAATACCTTCACTCCTCGCAGTACTTGAAGAAAGAACTGTTTCCAGAGACGGACCCGTATAATTCGGGTTCTTACTATACCCTGTGTTGCCTTGTGTGGCTCCAGAAGCTCTATGCCTAGTCATCAAACTATGCACTCCTTTCACACTATATTTAGTATAGACCTAACTACTGAACAATCATTGGATTGTTCCCAGCAAGTGCCTCCCTCATTTGGGCAGGTTCACCCAACAGTCTTGGGACAAGGTCC